TCGGCGCGCTCGTTGTCGTCGGGCTCCCGGTTCTCGTCGGTTGCCTTCTTGTAGATCGCCTTGTATTCGGCGATGTGCTCGCGGATTGCGGACTTGACCGCTTCCACGCGCTGTTCGTGCCTGTTCATTCGATGTCTCCGTTGAGATGGATGAGCATGTCGTCACGCATCCGTTGTTTGAGCTCGTCGAGGTCGACGAGATCCGGGGGCGGGCTGGGTGCGACGGGTGCGGGTGGCTTTTCCAGCGACATGCCGTTGGACGCGAACCGCAGTTCGAGTTCGTCGGCTTGCCTTCTCAGCGTGTCCACCGAATCAGCCTTCACGGGCTGCCTGTCGGTCTCTTCCGCCTTCTTGCTCAGGTCCTCAAGGGCCTTCTCGAGGGTGTCGAGCCGGGCCTTGACCTCCTGAAGTTCTGTGGCCGTGGTGTCCGTCTGCTCGTCGAGCGCGGACTTCACGGCGTGAAGTTCGGTGGCGGGGTTCATGCCCTTCAGCGTCGGGCCGACCTCCGCCAGGTCGAGTTCGGTGAGGTCGAGAGCGCCGTCCTTCGCCTTACGGGACCCGTTCTTGGCGATCTCGTAGCCGAAGCTGAACTCCTTGAGGGAGCGGCGCTTCATGAGCTTGTGAACCTGTCGGGCGACGTCGTTGTCGGCGACGTCGAGGGTGCCCTTCACCCACAGGCCGGCGTCCGTTTCCTTCGCCTCGTCGACAACACCGATGTGAGCCATCGGGTTGTCCCACTGGTGGCTGAGGATCACGGGGATCGGGTCCCCGGACGTCGACCATTTCTCCAGCGTGTTCTTGAACGCGCCGGGCATGATCCGGTCGCCGCCGCGATCGACGTTGCCGAACACCGCCACCGTCGCTTCAAACGTGCCTGTTTCGCCGTCTGCTTTCGCGTCGAGCAGGCTGTAGGTCTTATGCAGCATCAGTCCTCCCAGAGAGGGCCTTGGTTTGGGGTCCGGCGAGGTGGCTGTCAGCTGATGGACTGCGAGCAGGCGCAGCCCGGTGCGGTGCCGGGAGCGAACCCGGCGGGCCAATCGTCACCGAGGGCAACAGTGTCCCCGTCGAACTCGGCGTGGCGGCTTGTGTCAGCGATCCACGTTTTCACGCGATGATCCGCCCCGGGGGACTGTCTCGCGGCTTCCTCACGCGCCCAGCGGGTCGCGTTCGCGCCCAAGCCGGTGCCGGCGGACGCCACCGTGACAGCACGCTGATTCAGGGCGTCATCGAGGCCGAGATCGTCGATCTGCTGGCGGATCTTGGTGTTGATGCCCTCCGCGGCACCCTCGGCCATGGCACGCAGGTAGTTCTTGACGCGGGCCATGTCAAAGTGCCCGGCGAGTTTGAACGCGTAGATCGTGCCTTCCTTCTCCACGATCTGCTCAACCGTACGGTGAATGTCGTCCGCGAACTCGCGATCCCAACGGTTCCAGTCAGCCTGCCCCGCCTTGGCCCTCAGCGACCGCTCCAAGCGGTTGAAATGGCGTTCTACGGTGGCTTTGGCGAGGTCGATGTTGCGGTGCTGACGATCCAAGTCCGCTTTGCGTGATGGCACGAGCTGCGGGACGGGGGTGAAGTCCTCCGCCTTGGTGAGTGCCTTGGGCGTTGTCATGGGCATGTCTTCGGACCGTGCGGACCCGTCCTGCGGCGGGCCGTTGGGGTCCTGGATCGGCATCACGTCCACGGACGGCTTCGGATTGTCACCCACGATCACGTTCAGGGGGGTCACAAGCTCATCACCGCCGTCCACAGGGGGCCTGTTGACCATCGCCCTGGCCTCGTTCGTGAGTAGCACCGGGCGGCCGGATGCGGACGTGAGGGCGGACAGCCGGTCGTCGCCCATGTGCTTCTCATCGAGGTTGAACTCGAAGCACCCGTCCGTCCAGCTGTACACCTTCACCAGGATCCGCTGATTGAGGAACCTGGTGAACTCCTCGCAATACGGGGGCAAACAGTCGTTGTAGAACTGCTTCTGTGCCTGCTCGAGGTTGTCGGCAAGGCCGACCATGCCGAGTGGGACGCCGTAGAGGGCAGCGACGCGTTCGATTGCCCAACGCCTGATCTCGATCATCTGGGCATCCTTGGGCGACACGCCAAAAGAGCGCATCTCCATGCCCTCCTCCATGACGACAGGCTCCCTATTGCGCTTGCGCATCTGGTTCGTCAGATACGCCTGGAAGCCAGCCCGGTCGTCGTTGTCCCACTCGGGGGCCTCCAACGGGCGGAACACCCACGCCGGCTCCTGCAAACCAGCTTGGGCGAGCTCGACGGTGGCCTGACGAAGCGCGACATCCTCGGCGATCACATCGCGCAACGTGTCGAGCAGCGAGAGGCCGATGCGGGGGTCGTGGGGGTTCTCGCCCTTCCAGTGGAGGATCTGGTCGGGAGTGAAGTCGACCCATGTGCCGTCGACCCGCCAGTACCGGTAGCCCTCCGCGCGGAACAGATTGGTGCCACGAATCTCGATCTGGCCGGCGGGCAGATGCTCGAAGTTCAGCTGGCGTCCCGTGGCGGGGACCATCAGGGCGTACGCGTTCTTGAAGATGAGATAGTCCTGGAACACTGACCGGATGAACGCGTCCGCCGGCGTGTCCTCGTTCGGGTAGCGCAGCGACAAGGCGGCCGGATGGTCGGGCTGCGGCTGCCGTTCCGCTTCGTCGATCTCCTCGTACAGCCGGAGGTCGAGTTGGCCGACGTTGCGAGTGATGACGTCAACGACGGTGCGGACGGCAGGACTATTCGTGTAGATCCACGCGTAGTTCGCGGATTGGGCGGTGTTGTAGGCGTCTTGGATGCGCTGTTGGGAGCCGCCGCCCAGCATCGGGTACGGGGTCCAGCCGCCGGAGCGCAGCGCCGTGAGGAATTCGGGGCTGCCGGTCAGCGCCTTCTTTCGGAAGGGCCACATGTCTATGTCCTTCCTATCGCCTAGCTGTTCGCGTACATCTTCGCGCGCTCAGACCACACCGATTTCTTCGGTGTAGCCCTATTCGAGTGCTCGACCACCATCGCCGCCGCCGTCAACGCATCGATGACGCGACGGTCCTGCGCCCCCACAGACCGCCTCGACAACGTCGGCCGGTCGAAACGGCGGTCGCCGCCCGGGAGGCGGCGTGCTATGGCGTTGAGGACATGCGCGCGGAGGGAATCACAGCCGGTGTGCTTCAACGTCGCGTTGCGGAGCCCGTCCATGAACGCCTCATAGTCCGCGCACGCCAGTTTGTTCGTCTGGCCACGATCGATGACGGTCACGCCGAGCTCATCCTCAATCCACGACCCCACGTCCGCGGCGCGCTCCATGTCCATCACAACATCCCCAACCTGGTAGTCGTGCCCCAGTTCAAGGAGGGCGTTCTTGATCTCGTCCGGATGCAGGCTCGAGCCGTCCCTCGGGGGCACGAGAACGGTCGCGGGGCCGAGTAGACGGTATTTCGGGCCTTTCCAGAGGGGGACGAGGGCTGTGGTGTCCCATTTGAACGCGATATCCAGGCCGATGTCGATCTCGGCGCCGGCCGGGATCTCCTGGGTGACTTGGGCGTCGTCCCATTCCTTGTCCGTGATCGCACTGATCACCGAACGGGTCGGCCGGTTGCACTTCAACCGCTTCCAGTCCCCCAAATCCATCGTAGGAGACGCAAAATCCTCCGCCAACGTCGCCTCGGTGATGCTCCACAGCGGATTTGCCTGCTTCACAACCCCCATATCGCTGCAAAGCTCATCTGACGGCACCATCCACTCATGCAACACCAGGCCCGGCCCCTCAGCCCGCAAATGCGCCCCGACACGCTTGCGTTTCGTCGCACGGCGGCGAATCTCATCGCGGGTGTTCTCAAACGGCGTTTCGGGCTCCCCAGCCGTCGAAATCGTCAAAATCTGGCCGCCGCGCTTCCGCAACTTCCCCTTCCACAGCGAATACAGGCGCAGGTCGTCATGGCGGTGCAACTCATCGACGATCGCGAACGGAAACGGAATCACGCCGGCCCCCGTCTTCGCCTCCGCCGCGAAAATCTCGATGCCGATGCCGTCAGGCTCCCCGCGGCCCTTCATCGAACGGATGATCTTGTAGCCGCCGTAACACTTGAAGCGATCCTCGAGCCAGCCGGTGCGCTGAACGAACCCCTCCGCCTGGTCGAAGATGATCCTCGCCTGCTTCGCCGACGCCGCACCCACCGGAATCCACGGCGAATCGCTGAAATCCGCCCCGTAAAGAGCGATCTGCGCGAGCAACGTCGATTTGCCGTTGCCCTCCGGGACAATCAGCCACGTCTCCGGATACCCCCGGAACACATCCGCGACCACCTCGAGCTGCCACTCCTGCGGCGCCCGCGTCTCCCCATCATCGAAGACCAGGCCGGACGCGTACTCGTAGAAGTGCTCCGGCGTGAACGCGTCCAACTACTACGCCGCCTTCGACTTCGTCCTGATCCTGCCCGGATTCGACACCTCATACAACTTCGCGATCGAATCCACCGCCGGCGCATCCCCCCTCGCCATCGCCCGCAGCTCCTTGATCGCCGCAATCCTCGCAGCAGCATTCCCGCCATCACGCGCGATCGCCTTCAGGATCTCGCGCATCTCGTTCTCGGTGAGGTCAGGCGTCTTCTCAGTCATCTCGGCCATCGTTTTCCTCCGACCCGAAGAGTCTTTCTGTCGTTGGCCAGGGCCCACCATTGCCGATCCGGATGTAGGCGAGATGCCTGTCACCTCGATAGCGAGGCTGATGACCGTCGTGCGTCAACGGGCAGCCAATGCCACCCCGAGCACAGACGACCCCTGATTCGCTGCCCGTCCGACAAGGCTCAGTCACCGCCGAATCCCCCGAAAACTGGTCTTCTTTGCAGGAA